GTTTTCCTGATCCGTCCGGATCGTATCGTAATAATTGCGCAGGTCCGATTCCCCGGTCGAATTGAGTCCCGCAGGCGATTGGCCGAATAAGCGCACGAGGGGGATCTTCGCCGACCCGCTGATTTGCTCGCCGAATTGCATCATGACGTCCGCAAGACCGGAGAATGCATACTGGTGGGTGGCGAACGTATCGTCAGAATCGGTCAGCGTGATCCCTTCGTTGCTCTGCATCATCCTGATGTATTCAAATTGCTTGATAACGGCATCTTCCGCTTTGCCGCCCATGGAGAGGGCCGATCTGAGGCCCTTCACGCCGATCACTCTCAAATAGGCTTTGAAAACCAATTGCGCCGCGCCCATGGTGACGGAATCGAAGGCAATCAGCCGGTCATGCATGCGCTCCAGCTCGGAGAGCCCCCAGCCGTTCTCATACATTTTTTGATAGTACGGCAGCTCGATGCCGTCGAAGCGGCACACGCGGCTGTGGTGGACGCGCGCGTTCGGCAGGGCTGCGGCGTCTCCGATGACGTCATAATATTTCGGCTGGCCCATCTCCGGTCCGTAGTCGGTGATGAGGTCCGAATAGGAGGGCCAGAGGAGCCAGCGGTCGAGCACCAGGAGGCCCCTGAAGCTATCGCGGCCCACGGACTGCAGGCGCAGCGGCGTCTGCAGGTTCTGCCCGTCTATGAGGAGCACGGCAATGGCGCCCCCGAAGAGGCGCGACCATTTGATCGTATTGCACAGATGGTGCCAGATTTTGAGCCGATCGATATCCCGGTTGACGGCCTCGATCTCCTCCGGTGTATTGGATGAGACGATCTGCGCGCCCGCCCTTGTCATGTCCTCGGCGATCGCGTCGACCACCTGGCCCGCGATCCAGTTGGAGCGGTACATCGCCTCCAGCTCGGTGCGGTTCCGCGAGAGGAAAGGCCCGAACGTCCAATGCCCGGCGCTGAGCTGATTGGGCGCTCCCAGGCCCAGTTTGGCCGCGAAGTTGACGAACCCATCGAAAGTCACGCGGTCGAACGTAATGTTCCGCGGCGTGACTTTCACGGCCCTCAGATTGAAGGGCGCGGAAGCCGGGGGATTGGGCGTGCGACGCGCGCTCATTATATGAGGTTCTCCCAATCGACGCCCGCGCGGATCAGAGGCTGCAGGGCATAGCGCGTGCGGTCCCAACAATGGTTGTGCTTGTCGATGATGAGGGGCAGGACCTCGCCCGTCTGGGGGTCGGTCTTATAGCGGTACATCCTCGCCTCCAGGGCGAATTCCTTGCAGCGCTCATGGATGACGATGGACTCAAAATTCCTGAGATAGGCGATGCCCTCCTTGATCGAGCCGGCCTGCCTGGCGGCCGCATCGACGTCCGTCGCCTTCCAGCTCTTCGGCGCCCCCCGCACGTTGAAGCCGTTTTTGCGCATGAACTTGATCAGCTCCGGCCGGCTGTCATCGGCGAGGATCGGCCAGTCGCGGGCGCCGGGGACGGTCTCCCAGAGGCCCGGCATATCATCCAGCTCCACGCCGTGGGCATAGCAGTCATAATCGACGTACAGGTTTCTGCCCTCGATGTAGCAGCGGCCCATGGTCATGGCGTCCGGGCCGAAGCCCCAGTCCGCGCCATAGTAGAAGCGGGCGTCCTCCGGCGCAACGAATGCCTCCACGCGCCATTTGCCCTTGAAGATCTCGGCGTCGCTCACTTTCAGGGGATTGCCTTCCCACACGTTGTCATAGGCTTCCGGATCCACCAGCTTCAAATGGCGGCGCTTCTCGTCGAGATTGCGCGGAAACCAGGGATTGTCCTGCCAACCGACTTTCTTCACGATGCAGCCGGGCGGGGGATTGACGACGAACGTCATATACGTGGGATCGTCCACGACGCGCGTGTTGAAGCTGATCCATATCTGTGAGCCTTCTTTCCGGATAGTCGGGATAAGGATCTCCCAGCTCTCCTTGCTCACTGACTGCGCTTCTTCCACCCAGCAGATATCGACGCCCTCCGTCGATTTGATCTCCCGGATGTTATGGTGAAGGCCCTTGAAGATAAATTCCGAGCCGTTGACGCTCTTGATCGAGTTTTGCGTGAAAGCGAAATATTCGGTCAGGCCCAGGGCCTCGATCTGATCTTCCAGGACCCGGTAGACGCTGTCCGCGATGGTCGATTGGAATTCCCGCGTACAGAGGATGCGCAAGCGGGTCTGCAGTGTGAGGACCGCCAGGGCCCGCGCGAATTGCCAGGATTTCATGCCGCCCCGGCCGCCGTAGAAGACGAGATATTGCGACAGGCGATCGTAGAGCAGCGGATCGAAGACCTCCGGCCACTCCAGGTCGACGTTGAGCTTGAGGGCTGCTTCGCCCATCAATGGGCCTCCATCATTTTCGGTCTCGTCACCGTCACGGTGATGGCGGTCGGACCGCTCCCGGCGCCGTTGCCGGCGACGGCGCTATCGGCCTTGGCCATTCCCGCCTTGATCTCCATAAACGTTTTGATGGTGCTGCGAAAAGCGAAAAGCATCTGGCTATCGATCTCCACGCCTTCCGACGTATCGAGTTTCCTATCGAGCCTATCGATCACCCGGGAGAGCACCGCAAGGGCCCTCTCCTCCGCGGTGACTTTCGCGTCGCCTATCCTGTGCTCTTCGGCTTCCGCGCGGGCGGCCGTCTCCTTCCAATTGTAGAGGTCCCGCCAATCGGCGAGGGTCTGCCTGGTCGCCGGGAAGCCGTCAGGGTGCTGCCGCACCTTGCGGGCCGTCAGATCCAGATTCTGGCCGTTCTCGCGCCAGAGGCGATACGCCAGCTCATGGTTCGCGGCGATATAGCTCTTTCTAGCCACGCAACTCCTTTTCGAGATCGCGGATTTCCCGCCGGATCGTGGCGTATTCCTCCTGTAATTTTTCAATCGAGGAGGCGATCTCTGCGATGACCGAGAATTTTACGTCATCAGGTCCGGCGATAGGATTGGAGAGGGCGCTCCGTATATGATCGCTTTTGGCCCTGATCCCTGCCGCGATCTCTCCGAGGCGATATTTGCGGCCGGCTATCTCCGTCTGCAATTGCGCGATCAGGCTCATCTCTCGATATCCTCGATGCGTTTTTTTACGACTCTCATCAAGGGGCAGAATTGGTTCATGTCGATTTTATCCGCGACCTCGGTCCACTTCGCCGTATTGAGGGCAACAACGTCCAGCAGGCCGTTGGCCATCTTCTCATAGGATTCTACCAGCCGGACATTGTTCTCATACATGCTTTTCATTGCATCGAAGCGCTTATTCTGATTCCATGCGACGATCAGGCTGAAGATCCAGGGCCCCATGATGATGAAAAGCAGGGTCATCATGATCGGCCAGACACCGATTCGGCTCAGGATATTCAGGATCGATGAGACAATGGAAAGGGCGACCGCTGCATCCATCGATATCACTCCTTCGGGAAGAGGCTGCTCATTATTGTTATCCATGCCGAGCCTACGGCCGCGGCGACCTTGCACGTGTAGGTGAGCGCATCGGCATCGGTCATCCCGATGTTGCCATAGGTGCCCTTTTCGAGCGCAAAAACGACATCCAGGGCCTGGGGATAGAGCGCCTTCGCGCGGGCCAGCGCGGAGCGGAAGATCGATTTCTCCCTTGTGAAGACGAGGGTCGGGATCACGTATTCGTTCTCCCGGAGCCACGCGGCCATCGAGATCTCAAACGACATGTGATAATCCGACCAGGGCTTGCCCCTCACCAGGTGAGGGAACGTCATGCCGTCCACGATATAATGCGAGAGCTCGACGAGGGATCTGCAGACCAGGTCGAAATCCTTGCTCGCGTAGTAGCGCAGGCACATGCCCGAGTAGGCTTTGATGCTGTCGATGCAGTCCCCGTCCCGCCATCGGAGCTGGCCGCTGGGCGCCACGAAGAGCTTGATGCTGTGCGCGTGGTGCAGCTCCGCGTTTTGCATCACCGAATCGTGGTAGCACGTGTCCGGCCTGACCGCGTCCTCCCGGATCATCATGTCGGTGTGCCCGGCCGCATCGAAGAACCCGCGAAGCTGCGGGAGCCGGGCAAGGACCGTCAAGGCGATAATCTCGTGATATGCTGCTTCCATGATCTCACCGGGAAGGGGGACGTGCCCCCCGCCCTCACTCAAAAGTATTAAAAACTGTAGCTGAAATTCAGCAAACCACCCACGGCCGCACATTTCTGCGCGGTATCATAGGCGATGGTCGGCCCGATTGTGAGCTTTGTCGCCTTCGTCAGCAGCGTGATCGGGCTGCCGGTGATAAGCTGGATCAAATCGACGTTGAGCGAGGCATAGCCTATAGCGTCCCCGCCGTACTTGCCGGTAGCTACCACTGCGCCGCCGCCGTGGACAGTGACTGCAAGGACACTGCCCGCGGCGTTGAGCGTTTTCTTATACGCCGCGAAGTCCATGCCCGCGCCGACCGAAAAAAATGCTCCCCCGTGCTGACCGCCGAGGGGCGCCAGCCAGAGGTTGTCCTGGCCCATGGCGAGCAGGCCGAGGTTGAAGCCCTCGTCGGCAACTGCCGGAGTCGCGGCGGCGGTAGTCGTGCTAGTGCTCGCTGCCGGAGCCGTCGCTTGAGCATAAAGACGAGGGATCGGCTGCCCGGTCTCGGCAGACGCAATGCGTATAAATTTTTGGAAGCTTTGCCATGCATCCTGAGAAATGGGACTTATCACCGTTTGAGGAATGACCGTTGCTCCTATATCTGAAGGGGACATGGTCGCAATCTGCGCCTGGGCGAACGCGGCGAGACCGAACGTTGCCAATATCGCAACAGCTAATGCAAAAAACCTTTTCATTGTACTCGTCCTCCTTTATTTGATGCCCGTGCGGGCCTAAGTGTATCACGAAATCCTTTCCTTCAATTCTATGACATCATGGTGAACGGTATCAAACTTTCGCCCGCACGTCTTACACTGCCGATAATAGTCCTTGGGCGGTGCAGCCATGATATCATTTCCATCCTTGTCCTTTAGCCACTCACTTACTATGACCAGCTCTCCATTGTCGTGAGGACAGTTCCCATTTGGCATCCAGATTTCTTTGAAAAAGAAGTCTGTAGTTTCAGGGAGCGTTTCCATCATCTCACCCTGCCCCTCGCTTGTTGAACTCGTCAAAAACCTTATCCGGTATCGGCGGCCCAAAATACTCAGGTCCGATGTCGCTTGTCCAGTTACAGGAAGCCGGCAACGGACTATAGGGCGGAAGGTTTTGACGCGAAACCCATGTGCTAATGACGGTTTTCAGCATCTCTATCTCCCTTCGCAAAAGTAAGACCAATTCTTCCGCTTCGTTTGCTTGATTCATCTCCGGCTCCTTCACCAATGCCAACTCCATCCTATTGTCACGCTCAGGCTTCCCTTGTGCGCCTCTGCCTGGATTTGATCCATCGTGAATTCCTGCTCGTCCGTCTCACTCATGGGTCCAGGTGGAGGGTCCTCCAACGGGCTTCTTTGGGCCGTCCGGCACGACCGGATCAGCGCGCCCAGCAGCCGCTTTCCCTGCGGCGCCGTGGGCGTCCGGAGCAGGTTTTCCGCCTCCAGCCTGCTTTGCAGCGATTCCTGCAGCATTTTGCGCCTCCGTTCGGGGAATGAGGTCTATCGGTCCTATGCCGGGCGTGGACAGGACCGTGGCGTGGATGAGATCTTCGATCTCGTGCGGATCGACGCCCGGGTATACCCTGACCAGCCCCTCGAGCACGTTCTCGAATTTTTGGCCCCCATGAATTTTATTGCCCGTTGCCAGGAAATAATCGGCCGCCTTATTCTCCTGCGCGAGGACGGCGACGTTGACGTCGTTGACGAGATGATTCTTCAGGCCGTTGAGGATGCCCAGGTGATACCGCTTCATCATCCTGGTCAGCAGCCCGGTCACGAGGGTCATGATGGCCGTGGCGAGGACCGGCCCGACAAACTTCAAAAAGATTTCAGCGAACAGATTGCCCCACATAACGCCTCCTAATAGCGCTGAGGGGACACTCCTCTAAGAGAAGAGAGGGGTGTCCCCTCAGCCATTATATTCTATTGAGCCAGCCGACCCGGTCGCGGCTTTTTTCCGGGTGGGCCTCGATGATCGTCAGGTAGTGCTTTACGCGGTGATAAATCAGCGCGTTCATGTAGCCGCGCGGAAATTTGAGCGCATTGATAACCAGGGCGGTTTTTGCGCCGAGGCTGCCGTCCACTTTCAGCGCATTGGCCGGGTAGAGATCGTTGTAGGCTTCCTGGGCCATCATGATCGCCGTCTCCGCGCCGCAATTGACGCCGGCATCGAGGAGCTGATCCGCGATCTCCTGGCGGGCGATGGAAAACAGGTGCATCGGCAGCCAGTAATGGTCGTAATACCAGTCCTCGGCGCGCTTGACCGTGAGGGTCTCGATATCCACGCCGGGGTTGTACTTCGAGCAGATCCCGAAGTTTGTGATCCCATCCGTGTCGCGGACGATTCCGCCTTCGACGGCGAGGAGGCGCGTGACTGAGATCTTAAAGTCGCTCATAAGAGCCTCGCCGGCTTATTTTCATAGGGTGCGGCGCAGGAAGGGGAGTCAACCTGCGCCGCCGGTTCGGGGTTTGGGGTTTTCTGCGTCATGAGGAGATGATACGGCGGCGCACTCCGTAGGGTCTATGCAAAGCGGATAGAAAAATTGCTTTTGGGAATCAAAGAAGCCCTTCCTGCTTCGAAGGCACCCTGCCTACTATGTTGCGAATCCACACTTCCGTCAATTGATATTTGATTGCAAGCGTACGAAAAGCCTCGCTCGCGGTGGCCCATTTGCCCTGCCGATACTCCCGCACGATCATCTCGTCGCGCTTGTTGCGGAGCAGGGCATCCAATTGTTGGAAATAGCAGGAGAGGCCGCCCCACTTCTCGCTGATCAGGACGGCGCCACGAACGTTGCTTATCTTTGCGATCTCCTGATAGACGCCGGGGAGATCCTCGACGCGCATCTCGGCGATCACGGCCTCAACCCATCCTTCCATCACGGCGCCTTCCTTTGGCTGATCGGCTTGCAGCCGGGACATGGTAGGCTCGACAACCTTGCAAAATCGCAGAGCCAGGTGGCCAGGTGCGGCCGGTCATGCCAGCAGACGCCGACTTTCCATTCGCACGTTTCTTGGAGCGGACAAATCACCTGCTCAAGCATTCGCTCTTCTCCTCTCTCTCCATCGCGTCTGCGCGTCCCGGCGCTGTTGGACAAATGCCCTGTGGGCGCATTGCGTGCATTGCATCTGCTTGGAGGTTTTCGGCTCGAACGTTTCGCCGCAGGCGCAGAGGAGGGGCTCGCCGCGATAGCCGCTCTCGCGATCGGGTGGATAGGCGAGGCGGATCTCCGCGCGGCCCGGCTCCGCCTCCTGAGCGTAAAACTGATAGCCGCAGCCGCAAATGAGGGCCTGACTATTTGCCGTGCGCAGCCACCAGCCCTTGCCGCAATGCGGACAGGCCAACGACGGAATAAATGCAGGGCTTAGAATTATGATTCCCGCCCGGCTCACGGCAATATCTCCGAGATACTGCCGTCTTTGATCCCGCAGGCCGTGTAATCCTGCAGGAAATCCCCGCCTATTATGTGGCGCACTCCTGCCGCATCTTTCCACATGCCCGTGCTCTTCAAAAAGTTTTCCGAAAGACGCCTCACACATTCGTCACAGATGCCCGTGACCGGATCGGTGTTTTCCACGCTCAAAGGGCCTCCTTTTTTTTGCAGTTGCACTTATTCTGGCTCTTCCACATCCCTTTCAGCCCCTCCATCACCCTCGAGGCCTCGAGGGAATATTTGATTTTGTCGATGCCGTGATATTTTTTCAGCCAACGGCTGAAACCGTCAACGCTGCGCCAGTGGATATCCTCCACGAGGTGCTCGATCTTCCTCATCTGCTGCGGGCTCACCATCACCAGCACGTTAGGCGGCAGTGGAATCCCGCGCGGCCGGGGCTCACACATGTAGCTGCACATGGGCTTGAGATTCGTCCTGATTTTGAAGCCCAGACTCACAAAATAGTTTATCAGATCATCGGCCTGCCGGTAGCTCAGGTCTTTACTCGATCCCACGTGATAGCGGGCCCCGAGCATGGCCCGGTATGCCTCCTCCGCGATCGCGAGCTGCGCCCGCGCCAGGTGGATCAGGGTTTTCTGCTTGTTGTCGGCCGGCTTATCCACGTTGCGCCCTCCTTTTCCGCCCGTAGTTCAGCCGATATGTGCGGCAGTGCGCTTTGACTTCGAGTTTTGCGAGCGCCAGGATGGCGGGCTTGATCTCGCCGGGGGCATCCTTATAGCGGTGGCCGTTCAGCGTCAGCAGCTCCGCCCGCGAAACGAGCATAAGGTTCTCCTCGACGCAGTTCCTGTTGTCGCCGTCCCGGAGGGCGACGGCGAATCCCTTCGGCAAGGGCCCGTGGGCCGCCTCCCAGATCATGACCGCCTTCGATCCCCAATAGATATTTGCCGTTCTGCAGCGCAGGGGCTCGGCAACCTTGACCAGCCAGCCCCACTTCGGACTATACCGCTCCGAGCCTACGGGCCGCGTCTTCCAGCAGATATTGCCTTTTTTGAAAGTGCCCCGGTTGGCCCGCGTGAGGCCCTTTGTGCCTTTGTTCCACGCGCCATGGCCCTTTTCCCAACAGCCGGTGCGGTTTGAAACGATGTGATGATTGGCCAGGAACCCCTCGACCTGTGTGCGCCTGAAATGCGTGCCGAAGGCGGCGTTGCACAAACACGTCAGGTACATCGGCCCGTAAAGCGGCCAATGCGCCCTCAGCCAGGCCGTCTGGGCCGGTGTGAATATATTGGACTCCGGCATGAGATGCTGCCCGTAGCCGCGGCCGCATTTCATGCGGTGATTCTGCAGCACGGCCTTGATACGGCCTTCATCCCGGGCCGTGCCGAAGCGCGCGTTGAACGCCGGCGTGAGGTCCCGGATGGCCATGCGCTTATAGCCGGCCTCCAGGAACGCCAATTCCTCTGCCGTGTAATTATGCCTTTTCGCCATTCCCGGATCCTATCATCCTGGGCAGCTTCGTGATGCCCTCCTTGCCCGACCGTATTTTCTCCGCGTCGAGCGCAAGGCGGGCGTTGTTCACAATGGTCGCCGCGACCGAGCAGACGGCCCGGGAGCGCTCGATCTCCGTTTTCAGTTTTTCCGCCGGTATATGCGCCTCGTTCAGCCGCTCCAGTTGCGCAAACAGATGCTCGTTAAGACCGTCCAACGTCATGTTTCCTGCCATGTCGAATTCCTCCCCTTCTCTTGGTTTAATATCAAGGCTGATGCGGCTATGCGCCCTGCTTCCGCGCCCTTTTCCATCGTCCCGCACGTCAAACCCGTAGATGTTTCCCAAGCCCTCAAACAATTGTACTGCCGTCATGCTGCCCGCCGTCATCTCGTCGCCTCCGCTTCCAGTTCAAGCCTTCCTTGCTTGAAAATCTCATCGAGGGAATTCCCCGAGATCCTCGCCGCGCGCACCAGGATGCTGATGCCGCGATGACGCAGGGTCCCAAGGACGTCCGCGAGCTCGCCCGGATCCGTAATGACGTAGAAGCCGGGCGGCTCATCCGTGGCCGAGCCGATCACACAATGATGGTAGTCGATCAGATGGCGGATCACCTGACGGAGCCGGCGCTCGGGGACGTTCGTCAGCCTCGCCAGGTCGCCCGCGCTGCGGGCTCGCATGCGGCCCTTATCAATGGCGGCGAGAATCCCGCGTTCCTCGATCGTCATCTCAAATTCAAGGGCGAGCTGCTCAGCCACGGGACGGCGGCTCCTTCTCCCGCATGCACCTGCCGACGAAAACCCCAATGACGAGGCCGAAGAGCGTCCAGATTGCGATGATTTCCAGAATTGTGATCATTTAGGAATGCCCTCAGGTAGGTTGCAATTCATAATCCCCGCCTCCTCATCCGATACTTCCCGGATCGCGATGCGCACCGGTCCGCCCTGATAATTGATGAAATCGAGCCATTGCTTCAGGTCCGCCTGATCCAGGACCATCGGTAGCTTCGTGCGCCCGGCCTGCAGGCTTTCCCAGTCCTTTTTCGAGACGAAATAATAGCGGTTCATCAGTTTTTACTCACCCACGGCGCCGCGCCGCTCACGGACCCTTCCCCCCGATGGAGCGGCCGGTTCGTCAGCATCCTGATTTCGAGCTCCCCGCGCTTGAATAGCTCGAACTCATCCGCGCTCATGATGCCTTCACGGACAAGTACCTCGCCGATCAGCCGGAGAACATCTTCCGAGATGATGCGCGAGTCGCCGACGTTCCCCGGATGCTTCAGGGCGACGATGATGTTGGCGGCGAGTATTATGGCTGTGACGATCTGTATCTCCATCGTAATCCTTTTTGTGAGCCTCTCATCGCCGGTATATTGGATTTCTTCTTCGTATGTATACTTCATGCCGCGTCCTCCGTTTGCGATTCGCTGCTCTCCTCCAGGAGGGCCTCCACCAATTTGTCTACCTCGCTGTCGGTCGGCTTGATGACAACCACGTCACCCGTCTCGGAGACGATGACGCCAATGCGCTTCAGGTCGGCGACGGAGAGCCCTGCCAGGGCCTTTTTGAGGGGTTTTTCCATGGTTTTGATTAAGACGTCGGCCGCTTCGGGGAAGTGCTTCCGGATGAGCCTCACGACGGCCGCGTCATCGGTCCAACTGATAATGCCCCGCGCTTTTTCGAAGCCAATCTTGATCCCCGCTATAATAATGGTGCGCGGTTTGACAAATAGGTTCCCGCTGTCCTGCAGGGCCGCCTCCAGGTTGGCCTTCTTTTCCTTGGCGATCCGCACCTGCGTGCGGATCCCGGGCAGGTACTGGCGCTTCGTGCTTCCCATTTTTTGCTCGAGCTCCCGGACCGTGCCGCATAGGCGGTCCCGGCTGTCCGCGTAATCCTTGGTCAATTTTTCTATTTCGCCTAATGTCGCCATAGAACCTCCTTGATATTGTTTTTCTCACCGCCTTCGCCAGGTCCTGCGCATCGAATCGCGGCAGACGCAGGGCGTGGACCCTCGGGACCAGCGGATCTTGCTGGGCGATCATGGCGTCCGTCAGCCGGTCGATGCGCTCGACGAACGCATAGAAATCCTCCGTGGCCCCGCGCCGCCTGCATTTCGCAAGCAGGACCTGCACCGCTTCGAAATATTGTTTGATCTGCTCATCGCCGCTCATTCGCACACCACGTGCGCGATGCGGTATGCATGCCAGAAATACCCTCCCGCGATCCCGATGACGAGCAGCACCAGGTGCAGGATCACCCGCGCGTTCGCCCGGCCCCGCCGGTCAAATTCCGTCTGCTCCCACACGTACATTTCCGGTCTTGACATGTCACCCCCCTTTAGGATCCTCGACAACTATGGCGATCCGCGTGCCGCCATCGGTCCAATTCACTTCCTTAATCTTCATCTCTTCGTACCGAATAAATTTGTCGCCCTCGCATACCATCCGCTTGACCGTCACGTTTGCCGTGCAATTTACCTTTTCCGAGAGCCTGTCATTCATCGGTCCCCCCTTTCCCTTTATACGTCGTTGACATGATGCCACCCGATCTTCACCCTGCCATCCCTGTACGCATTCTGTAGCGCCCGCATGGCTATGTTGTTGGCCAGTTGCGGCGTTCGGGCCTTTTCCGCCAGCAGCGCCAGCGCTTCATCGCTGAAGATTTCTCTCACCGAACGGCCGCACTTTTTGAAGCGGAAATCGAGGTAATCGACCATGTTGCCATTGAGGCGGCCGAGATCGATCATATAACAGCGCTCGGCGAACTCGCGCAGATATGGATTGCGCTCGATCTGCCCCTTGAGGCCCCAGACCTGGTTATTCTCGTCGATCCCCCCCGCGCCGATCAGAATGATTGCGATGAGCTTGAAAATGGCGCCCGAGTCCCAGAGCCGCTTCAGGGCGATGAATATGCGCTCTCTGAGATCGTGCGCCTCGTCGACAATGAGGACCGTGTAGACGCCCGCGCGCATATTCTGCTCCAGGAGGCGCTTCGCCAGGGCGTCCCGCTCGTCGCCGCCCGAAGGCATCTTCCCCGAGCCGAGGGCGCGGATGATGGCGTTTGTGAACATCCCTCCCGTCATCAGCTCGCGGTCCTGCCTGTCGGGCATCACGACGCGGACCTGGGGATCCTTGAAAAGCTTGCCCAGGACGTGACGTAAAAAAGTGCTTTTCCCCATCCCGAAATCGCCGGTGACCGCCATGATGCCGCGCCCTTTGACGCACCGCATGACGTGTCGCTCGGCGGCTCTGAGCTGGGGACTCATCCAGATGCTGCTGTGGTCCTCCAGGTCGTAAAATGGGTCTTCCTTCAGGCCGAAATGCTGTAGATGCGCGTCTTCCAGAAATTCCTTCGTGTAATTCATCTTCTGATTCACCTCCTCTGCTTCGAATCGCTCGTATTTGTAGTAATGCGAAACCACCGGCTGGGCGCCCCACGCGGGGCGGCGGCCTTCAACCTCCGTTTGCCAGATGCCGTCGATCGGGATGGAGTATTCCGCGAGGGCCGCTTCCAGGGCGGTTTTAAACCTATCCGCGTCCCCCGGCAGATACCCCTTGTTGACGGCCAGATTGACAAGACTTCTCGAGCACGGGTACCCGTGACTTTTCATGCCCGCCTGAACCTTGGCCTGCCCTATGCCCGCCTCCAGGAGGCGCCGCTTCAGCCGCAAAGGAGAATAAGGGAGGCGATACGGGCCGGACTGCCTTTTGCTCATGTTTTCCTCGCTATTTTTAAGCTCGCGCCGCGCCGCGCCGGAATTGCCTCGATAAAGCGCTCCTTATATTCCTCGCGCACCCGCTCGTATTCCGCATCGGTCACGCTGCCTGCCGGCAGCCGCCCATCGATCCACTCCGATTGCAGCGTCGTAAAACGCTCAATTCCGAGATCCTCCCGGAGGCGCTTGCGCGCCTCGTGGGGGACCATGGGCGGGACAATTACGGGGGCCGCGGGGATAAGATCGGTACCTTTCTTCGGCATCCAGGTAAGCCCTTCCATTTTTTTCGCCTGGAGTTGAGGAATAACATCATCTAGGTTGATATGCTTGAGCACGCTCTTCGCGCGGTCGATCGCGTCTTTCTTTTGCCCCTGATATTCCCGGCCAACAATGGGCGCCCGGACATCGAACCCGAGATCTCCTCTTTGGACAAGAGTGGAGGATATCGCCTCGCCGGCGAAGTTTTCCTGGGTATTGATCTCAACGGCAGGATAATCATAGGGATTGAAACGCGCCCAGAGCTTATCTCCCCTGCGAAAAGTGCTGCCCAGGCGGTAACTTTTCCCTTCATAACGTATCTCGTTAGGGCCGCCTACGGTGACGCGGCGTGGGTCCGCATAACAGAGCTTCCTGCAGACATCAAGGGAAGGCAGCACGCGGAGCTGCTCGCGGGTGATCGCGGCGAAGGCTTCGAAGCGCGTGCGGCCGTGGCGCTTGTGGCGACGGAAGGCGTTTATAAAGCAGCATTTGTCCTCGGCGCGCCTGTTCAGCTCGTCGATATCCTCGATGGCAAGAAACGACAGGTCGCCCTCGAAGCTGCGCTCCCAGAAGGCGTGCATCGATTCGACGGCGCCGTTGATCCAGGGTTTTCCCGGAACGTGGACGATGAGCTGTACTTTCAGATTTTTGAGGAAATTGCGGAAGTATTGGCTCATGTTAGCCGCGCCCTTGTCGAGCATGGCGCCTTCGGGAACACCGTGGGCCGGGAAGATATCGGGGTCCGCCTTTTTGCCCCAGGCGCGAGTGGCGAAATCGAAAATGCTGCTGAAGGATTCGCCCTCGGCGTAGTAGTAGCGGACATAGAACCAGCCCGTGGCGTGATCGACGCAGATGTATCGCAGGATCACCTTTTTGACCTTGCGCCAGAAGCCCGGCTTGCCTTTGTAGAATTCCGTTTGCATGTCCCGGGTGATGAGGCGTTTTTTGCCCTTGAAGTCGTACATGACGCAGACCGAGCTATCGATCTGGTGTACGTGATTGGGATATAGCGAGCGCATAGAGCATGTGACCTCGGGGCGGGCAAGATCGGTGCGCGACATGTGCAGGCGGCGGAGATGGCGGTTAACGGTGGATTCGTGGGGCACTGCATCCGGATCGATGAGATTATTGTCCGCCATGTGCAGCAGGGCATTCCAGGTGGGCATATTAACCTTGCCCGTTTTTCGGCGGGTCCGCTCGATAACGGCGGCGATTTTAAAGGCCCCGCCCTCGTCGAGGGCCTTCATGGCGTCCTTGTCCTTTCGTGGCTTGCGGCCGGCGGAATAACCGAACCGGCGGGCGACGGCATAGAACTTGCCCGTGGACCAGCCGAGGGTTTGGCAGTAATGGTCCATTATTTGTGATCTCTCGCCGCGCTTCACCCCGGCAAGGCGGGATGCTATCTCGCGCCCGAGCTGCTCTTCCACGTTCGCGCCCATCATGATTTCGAGGGCGGCCGTGGCAGCCGATAATCGGGATATTTTGTCTCGAACCAATTCATCTGCTCGGCCGCCTCCGCCTCCGAAAAAGGCTCGGTCAAGTCCAGGCGGGCGCCGGTGTTCATGACAAGGACCTCAAAGAGATCGCGCAGAAAACAACAGGTGCTGAGGATCTTAGCGCGGACTATCTCATCGTGGCCTTTTGGATCGGCGCCATTCAGGATGGCATATATGCCGACGGCCACTTCGCAATGCTCGTCGAGTATGGCCAGGGCTTCGGTCGCATCGGCAGGAAGGGGGTTTTTTGCCTTCTCGAGATCGCGCTGAAGCTTGGCATTATCCTCTTGCAGCTTCTTATTCTTTATCTTCATCCGGGAGACGGAATCATAATTCGTGACGCCGTCCAGTTCAAGCTGCTTCGCTCTGGCCCTCCAATCTTCTTTTTCGGCGACGAGTTTGCGGAAGGAGGAAACCGACATTTTATCGATGGCCTCGGCTGTTGCGCCCCGGAAAAGCCCGGTTTCATCGAACTCTGCAAGCTCTTCGTCGGGGACCGAAAGGAGGGCATAAAGCTTTCCGACGCCATTAGTAAAACTGGCATGCAAATCCTTCACGCCGTGAAGGTTTTCAAATTTCCGGGCGATGGCCATGAAGCGCCAGACGGTGGGCTGGCTCAGGCCTAATTTTTCGTGTATGAGATTTTCCCAGTCGCCGTGTTTTTCTATTTTTTTGATTGCGATCAGCCGTTTTCCTGCCTCGATGATTCCCTGAACCGTCTGAAGCAAATAAGTCCTGATTTCACCGATAATGCGTTCTTTCTCATACGGCTCACCGCTGAGATATTTCTGGCTAATTTCCTCGATGCGGATTTTTTCCTGGACCGCGATGAAACGGAGCTCGCGATCGGCTGCAATTCCCTCACGAAGCTTCCGATCGTCCTCCATAATCTCTATTTCCATCATCTTTTCGCGCGTTTCTTCTTCGACGTCTCTACTTTCAACCTTTGTCGCCATCGTTTTCCCCCTCCGCTGTTTCTATGCTGCCGGTATGGTCTTTCCATAACCGGGCCAATTCCTCGTGTCTATTGGTCATGTGGCGTTTGAATGCTACGGAAAAGCGCGTGAGCGCCGGCGCTATCTGCCACTTTCCGTTGATCTCCTCCACGAGCTGCCGGCGCTGAAGGGTATGGAGGATGCGAAAGGTGTTATTTTTCGATATTTCCAGGCTTTCGGAAAGCTCTTTGAGGGATAACTGAATGTATTCTGGCAGGCCCAGGGCAAAAAGGATCTGGATTGCCTTATCCACCACCCCTATGACATAATCGCGCGGAATTTTGAGATCGGCGCCGTCATCCATGCTTGTGAGCCTCTTCTTCTGTCAATTGAGCGACGAATTTGTCAGGGAATCGCGCCGGGTTTCGTTTTACGGCTCGATTAATCTGGCGCGTGGTTGTCTCATAAACGACTGCAATGTCCCGGTCAAGCATCATCGGGGGCCTACCCGGAAGAATGACTATTTGCGACGTGATTTTGGCTATTTCGTTCGACATGAGGTTTTTTCTCCTTTATTTATAGAGGGAAGGTGCCGTGTTTCGTCGGGCCAGAGATCGGATATCGGAACGTCGAGGGCCTTCGCGATGGCCATACGAACCCTTAAGGAACGGATTTTCCCATGGATCGTGTGCCAGACGAGGCTGCAATCTACGTCCATATCGAGAGCAATTCTTCGTCCCGATATATTTTTCTCAATCATCATTATTCTTATTTTTTTGGATAAATCTGCCATAATCAATATGATGATAGAAAAGTGATGGTTATGTCAAGAAAAATCAACGTTGATTTTGAAAATATTTCGATAGGTCAGAGAATCCGGCTATTAAGGCGGGAAAAAGCATTATCTCAACTGGCCTTTGCGGAACGGATTAATCGATCTTCAAGTATAATTTCAAAGATTGAAAAGGGAAGCATGGAGCTTTCGCCCCTCATTTCACGGGCGATTTGTGAAATATTCAGGGTGATGAAGCAATGGCTTTATACCGGCGAGGGGCCGATGTACTGGCCGGAGGAAAAACAGACGGAGGATCAGGTAACCCTGGCGAAAGTTTCCGAGGCGGCTATAATGTATAAGGCCCTGTACAGAATTTTCGCGGAGGGAGATAAGACAAAGATCGGGATGGTAAGGGCCCAGCTCGATGCGCTGGATCCGGGGGAGAAAAAGGAGGGGTAATGGCAAGTAGATATGTGCAGGAGACCCTTTCGGCCGGGGAATCTATAATATTTGAGACGCGGCTGCACTGGATAAACGTCATTGGCCCGACTATTTGGTTGTGTATAATGATTCTTTTTATAGTAAGAGATGCTTTCGATGTAGGTGAGACCGGTATAGTC